TCGTTCCATGTCCCGAGAGACAATAGCTTGCATAAGCTCGAATGGTAGTCTCTCCTCTATTGAAAGACCTTCGGGATTTCTCCCGATACCGTAAGGTTCAGGAAGTGCTAGCACTCTCTGAATTAACGGATAATCTTTCATTCCTTTGGTGAGTCCGGGGTACCACCAGGCTTCCATATCAAGAAGATTATCTCTCTCAAGAGGATTCCATTTTGGAATCCAAAAGGAAAGATTCTTCAAGAAGGTTTTCCCAGCAAACTGGGCAACCTTATTGGAAGCAAAGGATTTCTTGACTGAAATGGGAATTTCCCATTTGTCAAGAACTTCCTTGTACCTCTGGGCAAGAGTCTTGTCCAATATGATGACATCGTCACCAAGGACAAAGAACTTCTTGTCCCATCTCGAATCATTGAGGATGTAGAGGAGGAGACCGTGAGAAATGGCAAAGAGAAAGAAACTTGGGCCTAAACCTAAAGGTTGGCCCTTGGTCCATTGGATGTTGGCAATCACATGACTGCCAGTTTCCATGGTCCAGTGTCCTTTCTCAACGATTTCACAGTAAAAGTTCCTAGATCTGATGCTCTGAAAAGTGGGCTTGATCAGCCCAAACAGAACATGCTTCTGCCAGTGCCACGGAAAGTGGTCTGTTGCGGAAGACAGATCAAAGGAATACACTGTGGAACTGTCGGTTAGATGTTGAGAAACCACTTCATCAGCTTTCCGCTGGTCATGGGTACAGTCCCATGGTAGTTTCTTACAAACATCTGCTAAGGCCCACTTTAGTGGGTCTAAAGCTCTCTGGAATACAAGATTGGGAGCGGCAAAATACCGTTCTTTCAATCCTGGATTCTCCGTTACATGTATGTAGCCAACTTGCCTGTCTCCAGGCAGGAGGTTAGCATACGTAACGGAATATACAGAATCATGAACTTCATTTAGATCCAGAACAGGATCATACGAAGGATCATGATCTATATCAACAGAGAAACCGACTGCCTCTTGCATAAGGGGTCGAAACTCCTTAGCAAAATAGCCCTTGAAGGAATAGTAAATATCCCATGGAAGCTTCTCAGCCGACATCCTTTTCCCAGGCAGAACCTGGAGAAGTGGAATCGGCTTTGAAATTTCCAATTGCTTCAGAAGCCTCAGAGACTTCAAAGCTGGATAAATACGGTTCCTGATTTGGAGCATCTTCGCTGGACGCGAATGTATGCTCTTAAGGGCCTTTCTCACGCCCTCGGGTGACGGTCTACGGTAGGAAACTGTTGTGTACACCTGTAAAAGGAAAAGAACGGCTTTGAGATTTCTCTCACTGCTCATTCCAATCCGATACAGACGTCCAAACAGACCGCGTAGATTGCCACAACGGGTTGAAGAAAACCACTCGGGTTTAGCGGTCAAATGACCGCTGGAGTAGGATTGCAGTAAGCAATCTCTAAACTCCTTAAACCGAGTAACAGCCCATTCGGGTCCTGAACACTCTACCC